TCGCCGTCGCATATCCTACAACAGTAAAGAATATTTTTTTCCTTTTCTGTCGTCTTTCTTTTCTTGTGTTACTTTCTCTAAATAATATATCCATTATTGTGACTCCTTTTTATAAGTGTCTGCAAACGAACGAAATTTTTTTTCGTCAAATTTTTCGTTATCTTGTTTTAAATAATTACACAATTTCGTCATGAACATGTCATGAATTATCATGCGTTTTGTTTCAACAGTATCATAAAAAGGATCTGGTTTTTGATATGAGTGTGGGGTATAAGCACCCACACTACTTTTTATAATTTCTGCTAATTTTATATAATCTTTTTTATTCATTATTGTGACTCCTTTTTAAAAATGTATTCAAAATTTTCTTTGTTAATATATTCTGCGACTTGATTACGAAGCTCTAAAACTGAGTCCCATAGTTCGTGGTCGCTATCTATATTTTTAAAGACTGTACTTGTACTATGCTTTTCTAATAAATCTAAAAAATCATCGTGAAAAGAATCATAGTTTTTTATTTCAGAAAGAGTCTCTAACTGTGAGACTCTTTCTTGTTGTAGGTCTATTTTACTCATTATGACCTCACCTTAATACTTTTAATTGATAAAGATTTATATGCTTTTCTAGTAATCGTTTTTTCTTCTACTGAATTAATAATTGCTCTCATTGTGTTAGTCATATTAAATTCAGTAACATTGTTATCAATCATAGTCTTTTTTAAAGTGTCTTTAATATCTTTATAATTACCTAAAGCATTTAAATATTTAATGACCTCTGAGTTTTCTTCTAATTTAGAAATAATAGACATTTGTCTTTTTAGACTATTACTTATTTTTAAGATTTGTTTACTCATTTTATTTCTCTCTTTCTATTATGTTATTAAATTAACTTATATAAGTTATATCATACCTTTTATTAAAAAAAAACATTTAATTCCATTATTTACTATAATAATTTTATGAACAAAAAAGATATAAGGACTCAAAGCCAGGAAATAATTTCCTGGCGGCAAGATCTTATTTTATTATTACATTATTATTAAATAGTCTTTTTATTATCATTGATAATAAAACCCCGACCCCGACCCGATTATCCCGACCCGAAAAAAAACCCGACCCCGTTAGGGGCCAGGTCTATAGAAAGTGAGAAAGTTTTTTTATTTAGAAAGTATCAATTTTATTTTCTGGTCTAGGTTTCAACCCACATTGAGAAGCGAGTCTGTTATACTGTATAATACTTAAATATCTTTTATAAAAATGTTGATTCTCATCATCAATAATTTTATCAAAAAACTCTAAAATTTTTGAATACTTTTTAAAATTCATTTTTGAATCTCCACATTATGCCATTGATTATTTCTTTTTACTTTTAATATGTCAGTAATGGGAATCGACCCCCAGTCGTTAAACATTCCTACAGTTTCACCATAAGTGTAAATAAGAATTACATTTTTAATTCCCCTACCTTGCAATGGTGACTCTAGTAGTTTACCTTTAATGGGAACTCCTAATTGTTTAGATAAAATTATATCATCTTTTTTTAATTCTCTTATATTCATAATGACTCCTTTTTTATTTGATTAAAAATATATTTTACTATAAAATACCATTATGTACAATAATAAAAAAGGAGTCACAATGTTAGAAGTAGAAAACAATTTAGATAAAAAAATTAATCATAAAAAAGAAATTATTAAATATGTAAGTATTGCTATTGATTGCCTAGAAAAAACAAGCGGCTGCATTGCTAATGCAATGGACAATCTAGGCGACTCATTAGTAGAAATAAGAGAAAGCAAAATTGATAATAATCAATTATATTACTTAGATGATACGGCAGAAACTATTAAATATGACTTAAATGAAATGGAGTACGATCTAGACTCTATGTTAGAAAGTCTAAGAAAAGATCTTAAAAAATTTCAAGAAACAAATGTTTAAATTTTTTCAATTACTAAGCCCTAGGAATCAATTCTGGGGCTTTTTTTATTTTAGCGGCAACAACATTATTTTTTTATTATCTATTCATTTATATTATATTTACTTTAACATATTAAATTAAACCCCGATCCCGAAATAATCCCGACCCGACCCCGACCCGAAAATAAATGGTTTTGTAAATATGGAATTTTATGGTAAAATATTATTTTAACAATGATAGGAGTCATTATGACTAAGATTAGATTAACCGAAGAAAGCAAAAATAAGAAGCTCGGCAAAATGCCGACCACGACAACCGAGCGAAAATCGTGTCCCGACTCTTGCCCTATGAAAAACGGCGATTGCTACGGAGAAAAATATCATACTTCTATAGTATGGGGCGAAACTGAAACGGGATTTAATAAAAGATGGAAAAAGAAATTTTCCAATAATTGGGATGATGTTATGGAAAAAATTGCAAACTTTCCCGAGTCCGTGGATATATGGAGACATAACCAAATAGGAGACTTGCCCAACGACGGCGACGACAACGAGTCTATTGACGAAAAAAAACTAGATCAGTTAGTTAAAGCAAATAACGGTCGCCGTGTAATTTGTTTTACTCATAAACATAAATATAAAAAGAATATAGAACTTATAAAAAAAGCTAACGAGAACGGATTCACAATTAACTTAAGTGCTAACAATTTAGAACACGCAGACGAATTAGCAAAGCACGGACTCCCCGTTGCCGTGGTAGTGGACGAGCACACAACGGCGACTCCAGATGGGCGACCCGTTGCAATGTGCTTGAGTCAGACCAAAGGACTCACTTGTAAGCAATGCAAACTTTGCTCAGTTAACACTAGAAAAACAATAGTTGGATTTCTTAAACACTAAGGAATCCAACAACACAGATTCCAGGAGCTTCAACTCCTGGACTCAACCCAGATTAAATTTCCTTTGACTCCTAATCTTATAATTTAATCTGGGTTTTTTACTAAATCGTTATCCCGAACCCCGACCCCGAATATTGGCTTAAAAATCCCGACCCGATCTGATGTATACTTTATCATTGAATCTATTAGTCCCGAAAAATTGTCCCCGAAATATAAGCAAGGTATCCCCGACCCCGACCCGATGTCCACCGACCCGAGTCCTTTGGTCGCCAACTCCCGACCATATTGCCCCGAAAATAAATATAGGTGCGAGGTCGAGAGGGGGTTGACCAAGTAAAAACTTACACCCCCCGATTTAAAATACCCGAAATTCCAAGCAATTTGTTGAGCAGATATAGAAACTCTGTTAGTTTTTGTTACTTTTAGTTCTATCCAAAACGGCAAATGATCTGCACAGATATGCACATCGGGAATGCCACCACCTAAACGATTTTCAATTCTTGTTGTGTGCCAACTGCTTGGTAGATTTTTTCTTACTCTGTTCCACAGAAGACCTTCTGGTTTTTGTGTCATCTATTACCTCTGCATCTATAAATGCTTGTGGGTGTTTACTTCTTAATTCATTTAATCGATTTTCAATTTCTTCTCTGCTCATTCCATCGATTGCGTGATAGTGATTTGTTTCTCTTCTATCAATAGTCAATCCACCTAGGGAGCTTCTAATTTTTTCTGCATTAATACTTGCAGTATATTGACCTTCCTCTTCTGCTCTCTCTCCTAATTCTTTAAATCTTTTTAATTGTCCAATTAAAGTAACACCATATTTTTTCTCTCTCTCTTCACGAAGTTCATTTATATATTCAGTAATGTGAGGAAACATTTTAGGATTTAACAGTTTGTTTGCTTGTATCCTTGCAATACCATTTGTATCAGAATATCCTGCCTTGCGAACACATTCTGCATTACTATAAACACCTTCTACAAAGTATTTAGCAAACTCTTTTTGTCTGTTAGTAAGTTTACGACCAAAGTCTTCTTCTATTTTTTCAATCTTATTTTTACTAGTCATACTCTTATATATACTGAACGAATCTAAAAAAGAAAATAGTTTTTTTAAAATTGGAAATTGCAATCGGTCAGAATATCTGGTTCGTTACACTTTTTGTGCAACGAAAACATAGCAAGTGTAACGAGTAGTGTAACGAGTCTTATCTTCTGTAAGTACTGTATTTCTGGTCTTTTTAACTATATTATTTTAGTTCGTTACACTTTTACACTTTTTTTCGTCCATATTTTGATTTTTAAAACATAAAAATATATTTGAGCAGTATATATATAAAGTGTTTCGAATAGACTTGCAAAAAAACTAACATTGATGGTATACTATGGTATTATTAATTTAACTAGGAGTTACTATGAGTAATTTTAACAATGAAGATAAAAAAATTGCGACTAAACATTACAGTCAATTAATCGGTCATACGATTGAGGAGTTTCACTTCCCAGAAAATGACCACGCATTAAATCCATTTCCTATTTTTGTGACAAGAGATAAGCAAGGCAAGACTTGGCAAATTGATGTGAGTTGCGATCAAGAAGGCAACGGTGGTGGTTTTTTATTCATTCAAAAAGATAAGGAGAATAAAAATGATTAGTGAATCTATGAAAAAGAAATATTTTGATAGATGGACTAACAGTAGTTACGACGACGATGTCGTAACTACTAGTATCGGTTACAACTATATAGACAATCAAGAAGATTATGAAATGCAGTTATGGTATTTAGAAGACCCTACGAATAAAACTAGAGAGCAACAAAAGTTCGGTTATTCTACTTACAAATTAAGAATAAGAAAAGATGTATGCGAGGTCACAGAACAAGAGATGAAGGAATACGATTTAGTAAGTGACGACAAGCATTTCATATTGTGGACAAATGACTTTGATGCATTGATGACAGTATTACGAAAGTTTTATCCCGAGTCGGTGGACGATCTACCACTTGTCGATAGCGATAGTTTCATAAAACAAATGTCCAATATTTTGCAAAACTTTTGTACAAAGAATAATCTGCCACAGTATGATCCAGACGATTTAATGTACGATACAAAAATATCTCTTACGAAAAAACAAAGAAGATTTTTAATTTCTTACAAAGATTTATGGGAGGAAGGTGAAGTATGAAAGTAAATACAAATATATGCAAGAAAGTAAAAAATATTATCTTGTGGAAAGTTTATCACGATGAACAAACTTGTTTTGAGTACCTTTGGCAAAAATTACTTTGTTATGACAAAAGAAGTTTTACAGAATATTTCAATGAACAACATAACATTGTAATAGATGAAAATGTAAATGGAATGAGTTTCAAAGAGTTTTTACTTTTATGCATTGAGTACAATGTCGGTGGTTATTTCACTAATGATAATGGAGAGAAAGTATGAATAAAAAATATTATGTAAGCGAAAGTGCATTTATAAATGTATCGTGCGCCCTTGCAAAAAGAATGATGGAAGAACGATTAGGGGATAAATATCCCCTAATGTTCGAAGATCACGGAAACAGTTACAATGAAGAAGGTCAAGAACACTTCAATCAATTGTACGAGAAAGTGCAGAACATTCTTGAAGATGCAGATATCATACCGACGGATATTAAATTGGATGAAGAACTAGGCATTGACATTAATCAGTATGTGCAAAGAGATGAAGAAGACCCGAAGATAATTTATTTTAGGGAGAGTGCTTTTCTTGAAGATGCTAAAGAATATCTGCAAGAAGACAACCCCGATTTTAAAATCATAATAGAATAGAGGAGAATGAAAATGACTAAAGAGGAAATAAACGCAAACAAAAGAGAACTTATTTCTAAAATGGTGTATTGGGAAAATCAAAAAAGAAAGTCCGATAGATTGATTATAAAATATCAAGACGAGATCAACGAACTCAATCCACCCGAACTAAATTACATAGGTAGTGGAGAACATAAACAATTAGGTTTTGAGTGGGAAGGATTTTTTATTACCGACCCATTTGATTCTACTTGTGGTCGGTTTGCAGTGAACCCTTTATTTGAATATGGGTTGACGATCAAACAAGCAAAAAGAA